GTATCGTCCATGTTCTCAGCAATACCTACGCCAAAGAAGGAGTAAGGGTTATGCTCATAGGGTACAGCGTAGTAAGGAATACGTGTAGGTTTGAATGGGTTAAGTACAAAGCGCAGTACTTCACCGTTACATACCCATACGTTACAGTTAACTTCATCTAGGTCTTTAAGGGAAGCAGGAATATCTACGCCATGCTCTTCTAGTACATCTACGTCTACATAGCCCCAGAACTCTAGTACTTCCCAACGCTCAGAGGACGGCTGTGTATCGTCATCCTCCATAGTCATTTCCCAGTACTTCTGAATGTAGTCTGGACCTTTATCAATAGCCATACCGATTGAGTCAGACATAAAGTAGGGACGGTTCTTAAGCGCACGTAATTGAGTACGTGACATCTTATGACGTTCTACCACGTACTCAGCATCATTCATAGACTTAGCTTCTGGGTCAGGGTAGAAGTCCCACACAGAAACATGGCTACACTCTGGCACAGTCTTTACAAGAGGGTCATACTCACCACCCTCATCCCAATTAGGATATTCTTTATCTACAGCGAATGGGCCTTTCATGACACCCGTACCAAGCAGGGCCATCTCAAACGCCATAGAGCGTAGGTGCGTAGAAGCGCCAGACTCTTGAAGCTGATCGTGGATCTTCTTTTCCATCTTCTTAGCTGCAATGAGTGCAGGGTGGAATGTTACTGTGTTAGGTGTGGTTCCGTCACCCTCTACAATCTTGTCGGATACAGACTCCAGTTTCTCTGTGAGAGGGCCAAGACGCCGTGAAAGATCCATAAGGGTTTCACCAGGCTTTAGCTGTGTGTCACCACTAATCAAGTATGGCTGTGATGGCTTGGATTGTGTAGCAACTTTAAGAGAGTCACCTGCTGCTGCGGCGTTAGGGTCTACGTTGATATGTACAGACTCTGCAACGCCATCAGGTAGTACAGAGGGATTAACAGATAAAGGAAACTTATTGTTACCAAATAGTACATCAACAATCTGTCCATACGCTGCAAGGGTCTTAGTCTTAGTGACCTTAACAAACACACGTGACTTCTCTGTGTCTGTGAACTGTACGTCCTTACCATACAAACCACGATAGTTGCGATAGGCTTTTAGCCACCGCTCCTCATCTGCAAACCTAGCATCTTCTGCGCGTTTATAGCGCTCAGCTACAAAAGCAACTACGCTAGACTTAGTTTCAAAGATACTGTCCGTACTGTCTTCAGCAGCTACGACTTCATCTGTTTCAAACATTTCTTCTTGTTCTGCCATTATCAATACCCGAAGTTTGGATCACTAGCTTGGAAGCCAGTGCGTTGTTTTGCTGGGTTAAAGTCCCATATGCTGCTACGTGGACGTGTCATAATACCGTATCTTAAAGCGTCATACAAGTGATCCTCTGCGTGAGTATCAACATCTTCTGGATTCTTCTTGTCCAGAGGAATACTAGGGATCTGTGCAATAGTGTTTGTACAGTTATCCATAAACACTAGGCGAGGCTTATCTGTGAACTCATCCACCTGTAAACGCCTGTGTATTTCGTTCTTACCCGCGACACGTGAGCCTCTTGATCTGTCAGACGGACGCCAACGGCAACCCTTCATATTCATCTGCTCTGCCAAGCTAGGCCCAGTGTCGCCACGGTTGTGCCATAAAGAACTATCCAGCACCCCGTATCTCATTGTACCATCTTTTGCTTCTGCAGCCAAGATAAGATCTGCTAGATCAGAAGCTGTAACTTTAGAGACATACATCTCACGGTACACAATTACTTGTTCGTCAGGGGCTACAGCAAACCAGAGAACACCAGTGTAACTACCATAACCGTAATCGCAAGCCCTAAACTTTGCCCAAGAGTCAGGGATCTCGAATGAGTCCACGACATGTATCTTTCTGTCAAACTCTGGAAAAGCTGCACCTTCATTAATATCCCAGTTACCTTCGAGAAGCTGCTTGCGCTGATGCTCAGGAAGAGAGAGAAGCATCGCTTCATAGTCTCCCGCTTCTGCCAAGTATGGGTTATCAAAGAGCGAAGCTGGAATAAAGCGCCGTTTAAATAGGGGCTGACCTTCTTTGCTGTGCCCTTTAGGGAAGGTAATTGTTTCACCTGTTTCAATGTTCGTTGCCCAAAAGGCTTTACCTGCTCTTTCAGGATCAATAAACATCTTCTTAACCCAAGCATGACCGCTTCCTCCAGGGTTTGTTGTTGCTCTCATATACAAGCCAAGGTCTTTAGAATGTGCAGACCTCAAGCGAGATCTCATATAATCCCAAGCGTAAGGTGAAGACCATTGAGTAAGTTCGTCAAATCCAATCCAGTTAAAAGCCTGGCCCTGATAGCGTGTGACATCTGTATCCTTATCCAAATATGACATCCAGAGGCGACCACCTCTAGGTGAGGTCCACTGAGACTTTCTCTCAGACCATTTAATGCCCGGTACAGCACGGGGGTACAACTCCTGAGACTTTTGTATTAGTTCCCTTAGTTCTTCTGTTGTGTGACGTACAAGTAGGCCACTAAAGTTAGGATCGTTCAAACCATGTAACGGGTCAGCTAACATAGCGTAAGACTTACCACCACCAGCTGCGCCACCATAGAGAACCTCACGTTCTGACGAACTAAGAAAGTGCGTCTGGGGGCCGGGGTTTGGCTTGAATACTACATCCTGAGCCTCTTCTACATCATACTCAGGCGCTTTGACTTGTGCAGGAACAGTCTCTACTTTGGGGGTGGCGACTGCTTCAACTGTCTCTGTCAATTTCTGCGTATGCCCCGACCCCTTTGGTTTCGAGCTTTTCGATTTCCTCAAGGGTTTCTTTGAGCCACTTGGCAAGCTTGCGCTTAATTGCAGCTGCTTTTCTACGTTTCTGCTCAATCTCAACTCTTTTCTTTAAACCTGTGTGGCCTATTTCACGGCCTGTCTCTTTGCTTAACCAGTGTGCTACTGCACGATAACTATACTGCTTAAGGTGTCGTTTAGCAAGCTCTAAAGCTTCTAACTCAGATTCAATAGGTACGAGTAACTTATCGTTGTCGGGGTGCAGTTCATAGCCAAAAGGGATACGTCTTGTTATCCTGACTATAGTATGCCATTTCTTGTTGTGGTTCTTTGGCGGTAACGGTAACTGCCAGAAGCCTAAATCTCTCTCAGGTATTATTCGTTTGAACCTTCTTTTGGTGGCAGATAGAAGATGCCTCCGCCAGATGTTACGTCTATTTTGTCTACCTTACCAAGTCCTGCACGATCTAGCAAGTCCTTAGCTGCAATCATCTTCTCTTTTATACCTAGCTCAGTAGGGTCATACAGAGCGCCTACCATAGACATAGCTGCTTTAGGAGCAACACGTGCAAAGTAAGTACGTGTCTTCTCACCAATCTCATCCTTGAGAGCCTCTACAATAGCTGACGTGCTAGAAGCAGGGTCATAACCTGCAAGCTTCTTAGCTGCTACTGCATCACCGTTAGCCTCATCAAAGAGTACCTCTAGGAAGCGCTGTTGCTTTTCTGTTAGTGCTCTAGCCATAATGTATTCCTTAGTTACCGTTACTTCTTAAGCTTACCATTTATTTTGCTGCTTTCCAAGGAAATAAATCCCCACGCCAAGAACACCAATGCCTGATACCACAACCAAGATACCAAGACCCCACTCAACAATAGTCTGCTTAATCTCAGCCTTGCGATACATAGTCTTTTGACGATCCTTACGTACCTGCGCTTCAATACTGAGAAGCTCTTCCCAAGCACTTTGCCCATAAGCAAACTGAATATACTGTTTAATCTCAGCACGTAGAGCCTCCGCTTGTTTCTTCTTAGCGAAGATGTCCATTGCACTGGGACCAGTACCACCAAACAATACAGCGTACCAAGGCGGATTCTCTGACTGCTTGTGTGCAAAACTTAAGTCAGAGAGAGCACCAGCAAACTTAGCTAAGTCATTAGAGATACCTCCAATGTCCTTGCCTAACTGAATACCCTTCTTAATAGCGGATACAGCTGTCTGTGCTGCAGCAAATGCGGTGAAGGGATCAATCATTTCAACTTAACCTCTATAGGGCATACATAGTTATAACTTACTCTGTATACTCTGTCATACCATAGCCCATTCTTCTTAAGGCCACAGTCGTAGTAACAATACTGAAACAACCTGTTACCACTTTCAGTCCATGCGTGGTTGAAAGAGATAAAGGCTAGTACACAAAGCAAAACTACTCAACCTTAAGTTCTGTATGGTCACGGTTTATGTACTTTAGCTCACTCTCTATAACAGCTACACGCTGCTGTAGTTCAGTGATCCTAGCAATAGTACGAGTTAAAGCATCTAACTCATCCCATAGTCTTTCTACATCACCCCAAACGTAGTCTATCTCCATAGAATTATCTAATACGTCACGCTTAAGATTGACGTTATCTTCGATAGCCATACGTGAGCCAAGCTG